CTTCTCCCTAGTCGGGGCGACGAACGTGGACTCGTTCTCGCAACTCGCGCGCGGCACGACCTCGATCCAAGAGCACGTTGTCAGCGTTGGTAGCGCGGCCGGTGGCCTTCAAATGTCCGCACCGACCGCGCACACTGTAATCGTCGTCCCGTCGTCCGGCGCGAACACCTACATCCACCGACAGCGCGTCAGCAGCGGCTCCTCTACCCTGAGCACTTCCTACATCCGCACTGTCGTCGAAGAGATCATGGGGTAACGCATGCCCGCCGTCGGATCTACCTACCTGCAAGTCGTCAACTTCGCCCTGCGCCGCCTGCGGCGCGCGACGATGACCGACTTCTCCGCGCCCACCGACTACCAGCAGTTCATCATGGATCTGGTGAACACGGTCAAGACCGAGGTGGAGCAGGCGTGGACGTGGCAGGCGCTCCGCGACACCTATCAGGTCACCACGCAGGACGGCGTCGGCACGTACGCCTTCACCGGCGCCGGCGCGCACGCGCAGGTGCTCTCGGCGCGCAACGCAACCTACGGCGGGCGCATCCTGCGCGGACGCAATGCGGACTTCGACGACGCCTACCTTGCGGGGCAGACGGTGCCGACCGGCGGCGTCTACCTGTACATCGAGAACGGCGTCGACGCGAGCTACGACATGAAGGTCGACGTGCTCAACCGCCCGGGCACGACGACGCAGCTGCTGAACTTCAACCTGTACGCGCCGCAGGCGGACCTGTCGGCGACGACCGACGTCCCGAAGGCCCCCGCGTGGGTCATCATCGAGGGCGTGGTGGCGTACGCGATGCAGGAGCGCGCGGACGAGGCGGCCGACAAGCAGATGGCGCGCTTCCAGACGACGCTCGCGAACGCCGTGGCGAACGACGTGGCCGGGATGCCGGAAGACATCGACTGGGAAGCGGAGTAACGGGTGCCCCTCAAGCCCATGAACATCCCCGGTCCGGGCACCGGGGGCCTGAACAGCACCGAGAGCATCCCGGCATCCGAGGACCTGCTAACCTTCGCAGCGACCGCGTCCAACGCGGTGCTCGGGAAGACCGGCAAGCTGGAGGCGCGCGAGGACTTCATCAACCAGACCTCGGGCTACTCGTCGGGCGCGCTGAAGGCGCTGTACGTGCACACGTCGCTCGCGAACGCGCAGACGTTCATCAGCGCCGCCGGCGGCGTCCTGCGCACCGGCAAGACCAGCCTGACCACCGCGCTGGACCACCGGGCGGGCCGGCAGATGGTCGACGTCGGCGGTGCCAAGACGGGCGCGAGCAGCACGGGCCTCGCGAACGACGCGACGACCTACGGGATGCTCGTCACGATCGACGGCGTCGGCAAGAACGTCAGCGTCGTCGGCAGCGCCGCGCAGACCTACACGACGCTGCTCTCGGAGATCAACACCGACCTCGGCGCGGCGGGCACCGCGAGCCTCGTGGCCGGGAACCTCTCGATCATCTCGGCGACGACGGGCGCGTCCTCGTCGGTGGCCATCAGCAACGTGGCGAACACCGCGTCCGTGGCCCTGTGCTCTACGCTCACGAACTTCCGCGCCGTGATCCCGGCCGAGGCCGGCACCACGACGAACGACAACTGGCAGTTCGCCAGTCTGAACGGCTACCTGTACGCCGCGCAGGCCGGGCAGCGCTTCCGTCGCTGGGCGGACTCGGACTTCACCACCGAGGCGGCGGTGACGTACCCGACGTCGAACTTTATGACGCACCCGAACTGCGTCATGGCGGCGTGGGGCCGGGTGTGGACCGCGGATGACAGCACGAACACGCAGCAGGGGCGGCTCAGCTGGACGAACCTGCTCACGGGCGACTTCACCGGCGGCGACAGCGGGACGCTCGCGCTCGCCAACGTGTGGCCAGACGGCGCGGACCGCGTCATGGCCCTCGCGCAGTTCTCCGGCCGCCTCGTTATCTTCGGCCGCACGTCGATCGTGATGTACCAGATGCCCTCGGACCTCGCGCCGGCGAGCATGACCCTGCTGGAGCCGATCCGGGGCGTGGGGTGCGTGGCGCGCGACAGCGTGGTGAACACCGGCAATGACCTCCTGTTCCTGAGCGATCAGGGCGTGATGTCGCTCGCGCGGCTCACCACGGTGGCGTCGCTCCCGACGCTGTCGAACCTGACGAAGAACGCGCAGGACGACGTGGCGACCAGTCTGGCGGCCGAGACCGTCACGGCCATCCGCGCCGGGTACTACCCGCAGCGCGGCTGGTACATGGTGTCGTTCCCGACGTCGAACAAGACCTACTGCCTCGACATGCTGCGGAAGCTGTCGGACAACGTGACGCCGCGCGTGACCACGTGGACGAACACCGGCATGCCGTTCTACTCGTTCGTGGTGGACAACGGCGGGGCGCTATACACCGGCGGCACGAGCGGGGTCTACAAGTACAGCGGCTACACGAGCGACGGGGCGTCGCAGGCGTACAGCTTCAGCTTCTTCACGCCGTGGCTCAACTTCGGTGACGAGTCGATCGCGAAGCTGCTGAAGTGGATCGAGATGACCATCAAGGCCGGTAGCGGCAAGACGTTCACGCTCAGCTGGCGCGTGAACTACATCGCCGGCACCACGCACACGCAGACCTGCACCTGCACCGCGGCGGAGTTCGCCGAGGACCCGGGGCTGGGCCGCGTTCTGGCGGACATCGCCAAGGAGGCCGAGGGCGTCGCGTTCCAGATCGGGATCACGCACACGCTCTCCGGCAAGGCGTTCGAACTTCACACGATGCGCTGTCTGGCCTCGGCTGGGAAGGTGCTGTAATGGCCCGAGAACGGTGGCGCGCGGTCGCAGGCGCTGCGGCCATCTAACGCGAAAGACACTGAACCAATGGATCTCGTATATATCGGCAACTGGCTGAACGGCGAAGGCGCGGCCGCGTACCTCGACGGCATCGGCTCCTACTTCGGGACGCCCGGCTGGTACTACGTCACTCAAGGCGAGCCCGGCCAGCTGCCGATCGTCACCGGAACATACACCGCGCCGCCCGTGGGCACGCCCGCTGGCACTGGCACGCCGTCCAGCGGTGGCTCCGGTGGCTCCGCCCCGGCCGCTCCGTCCGCTCCCGCGGCCTCCGCTGCGCCCTCCGCCAGCGCGTACAGCGCTCCCGCCGCGCCCTCCGCGGCGGCCACGCCGAACAGCCGCCGCAAGTACCTCGGCTCCGACTTCAAGCAAGAGGTGTACGGGGACTACGGCACCGAGTACGTCACGCCCTACTGGTTCCAAGGGGCGGGCTACTACGACCAGATCAGCGACGAGGGCACGCAACCGGTCTACAGCTTCCTCGGGGCGGAGAACCCCGACGCGCAGTACTTCAACCCGACGGCGAACGGGCGATTCATGTTCGATCCGGCCACAGGGCAGTTCGTGACTGCTGGCAGCAACCCGTACGAGCGGGACAGCGGGCTTATGACCGGCGCCGGGCTTGGCAGCATCGAGAGCGCGCAGCGCGGATTCCACAAGGACACGTCGCTAGAGGAGCAGTACGGCCCGCTCGGGCGCGACCGCTTCCTCTCCGCGTTCTACGACCCGTATAAGAACGTCGCTGGCGTTCTGTCGCCGGACGAGTTCATCAACGCGTCGTACCGCTCGCAGCTGTTCGGGGATCCGACGTTCGACACGCGCTATGAGGGCGTGTTCAAGGGCTCCGACAACAAGGCCGAGGCGGGATCAGCCAACAACCCGGCGGTTCCGACGCTCGCCCTCCTGAACGCGTACATGAATCAGCCGGCGCTCCTCGCGCAGCGCGGCGGGCAGGCGTTCGACTGGTCGCAGGTCCCGCAGCTGGCCGAGATGTACGCGCAGGGCCAAGAGCAGGCCGCGAAGCAGGCGCAGATGAACCACGATGTCAACACGAACACGGGCGGCATCATCGGCGGTCTCTCGTTCGGCGACCTGCTGAAGGGCATCAGCGTGTGGGCTCCGGGGCTCGCGCCGGGACTCGGTGGCTTCACGCAGGGCGGGTTCGGAGGCGCGCTATCGGCCATCGAGAACGTCGGCGCCGGGCAGGTGCTCGGCTCGCTCGGCACCAAGGCGCTCGGCATCGTCAGCCCGGAGCTGGGCCAGATCGCCGGCATCGCGCAGGGTCTTAACAGCCTGCCCGGCGCGTTCGGCGGCAGCTCCCTCACCAGCATGCTGGGCGGGAGCGACCTCGGCGGCATGCTGGGGCTCGGCGGCGGGGACTACGGCATGCCGTCCGGCGCGGACTGGGGCCTCGTCGAGGGCGGCGCGGCCACGAACGTCGCGGGCGGCCTTCCCACGATGCCGAATCCCGGCCTGCCGATGCCGACGGTAGACGAGATGGACAAGTTCCTCGGCTCAGACTGGCAGGACACCTACGTCAACGGCACGGACGCGGCCCGACAGGCGCTCATCAGCCAAGTGCAGGCTAACCCCGAGTGGGTGTCGTCCGCTCTCGGGGCCGCCGGAGCGGCGGCCGGCGCGATGCCGCAGGGTCCCGCGCCCAGCGACTACCGGTACGAGGACATCGGCGCCGGTGCGCCGGAGGGCGTGAAGCCCGCCGGCATTAGCATCGGGCAGATGCTCGGCGGCGCGCAGAAGGTGCTCGGCCTCGCGCAGCAGATCAGCGGCCTCCTCGGCGGCGGTGCCGAGCAGCAGCAGTCGCCCGTGCCGCAGCGCCGGCAGGGTCAGACGGAAGAGCAGTACCAGACCGAGGTGTCCAGCTGGGCCGCCGAGTACCTCGACCTCGACGTCGAGGCCATGGCGCGTGCCGGACTTGAGCCGGGCTCGCCGGAGTACATGCAGTACATCCTCAACCAAGCCGACAGCGTCATCGAGCAGATCTTCTCGCACGCGCCCGAGGCGCTGCGGAACGGTGAGACCGCGGGCGACCTGAGCGCGGCGCTTCGCGATCTGTCCAAGTCCGAACTGCTCCAGCTGCAGCGCGCGCTCTACGTGCGCGGCTCGCTGGGCCAGATCATGGGCTCGGGCGAGTACGTCGACCCGTTCTCGGGTATCAGCGAGCAGACCATGGGCGAGGGGATGTTCGCCCCGTCCGTGGCCGCGTACCAGCGCGGCATGGCGCGCAACGTCGACTCGCTGGCCGGGCTGCGCGGCAACGACGCGCGCACGTTCCTCGACAACCTGACGGGCCGCAACGTCGACATCTTCGACCTGAACGCGATGGGCCGCGCCGGTATGCTCCGCGCGCAGATGATCGCGGCGGCGCTGGAGGGCGGCGACCTGAGCGAGGAGGACAAGAAGCGCCTGCTCGCGATGCAGAGCGGGCTCGGCAGCGCGACGGACTGGGCGGGCGTCATCAACCAGACCGGCGATCAGTTCATCAACCAACTGCAGGGCGACCAAGGTGCGCTCGACCTGTACAACGCAATCTTCGGAGGGCAGTAAGCCATGGCGTCTTGGGCAGATTTGATCGGACCGGCGGTGCAGACCGCGGGTGGCTGGTACGCGTCGCAGCAGGCGAAGGACGACGACCAGAAGCGCTCGCAGGACGTGATGAACGACCCGGGCTTCAAGCAGGCTGGGCAGCTCCAGTCGCAGATGCTGACGCAGGCGACTGGCAACCCGGACCAGATGGCCGCGCAGCGCTTCAACGCGCAGCAGGGCCTCATGGCGCCGGTGTACGAGAAGGGTCAGAACGACCTGATGCGCGACATGTTCCGCAAGGGCATGCTCGGCCTCGCGACCAGCGAGGGCGCCGACGCGCATGGCAACACGTGGACCGTGGCTCCCGGCCAGCAGGTGAACCCGATGATGGCCGCGTTCCAGTCCGCGAAGATGGCGAACCAGAGCAAGGCCGCCTACGACGCGATGCGCGAGGGCCAGCAGTTCCAGACCAACGCGATCCAGAACGCGTCGAGCCTCGGCCAGCAGCGCATGGCGGCGAACAACGCCGTGCGCGCGGCCGCGCCGCAGGTCAGCAAGGCGTTCGGGATGGGCGACCTGTTCAAGGGCATCGGCGGCATGCTGACCAACAAGTCCGTCACGGACTTCCTCGGCAAGCAGTTCGGCGGCGGGGGCACGGCGGCGGCGGAAGCGGCTGGCCAGAACCTCTACGGCGCGGACAACTGGGATCGCATGGGCGACCTGAGCGCCTTCGGCCTCGGCGGCTCGATGCCGACGATGCCGGAGCTGTCGATGCCGAGCTTCGACCTCGGCGACAACTGGGACCTGATGGGTAACCTCGAATCCTACGGCCTCGGCGACTGGGGCGGCGGCTGGTCCACCGGCGACAACTGGTCGTTCTAACAGGAGCCACACATGGCGCAGGGCATGCTCGGCCTCTACTCCGAGGACGACGAAGACAACAAGCAGCGCGAGCAGGCGTACCGCGCCGCGCAGCTCACGAACCCCACGCAGCAGAACCTCTACGAGATCGCCCGCGGCGGCCAGAACATGGTCGAGGGCGCGCGGGGGATGCTCGGGACCGGTCTGTCCATGGCGACCGGACAGAACGTCGACCTGCGCTCGCCGGGCGCGCAGCGCCGGGCAGCGGAGCAGGCCGCGCGCGAGGAGATCGCGAAGCTGACCGAGGAGCCCGGGAGCCCGGAGTTCTACAAGGCCGTCATGCGCGTCCTGCAGAAGAACGGGCTCGTCGACGCCGCGATGGAGGTGGCGAAGCAATACCAGCTCGCGACGATCGGCAACCGCAAGGCCGACACGGCAGACGCCGCGGTCGAGCAGCGCCGTGACGCGGCCGCCGACGCCACGCAGCAGCGGCGCGACGCCGCGACGGTCACCGCCGAGGTGGCCCGCGAGCGCATCGCCCGTATGGGCTCGAACTTCGTGCAGGCGCTCGATCAGTACGAGGCCGCGCTGCAGGCCGGCGACATGCCGCGCGCGGAGGCGCTGAAGAAGTACCTCGACTCGCAGTCGCAGATGAAGGGCGCGGGCGGCGTGAAGCTGTCGCCGCTCGGCGACCGCGTCGAGGTCATCGACGCGCAGGGCAACACGCTGCGCACGATCTATAAGGGTGAGGTCCCGCTGACCGCGAATCAAAGGCTGAAGAAGGAGCAGCTCGACCAGAAGGCGTCCGACTCGCTGAAGCGCAGCTCGGAGCAGGCGGGCCGCATCCTGCAGTTCGCCTCCAAGGCGTACGGCATGGTGAACGCGACCACCGCCGGCCCGGGCGCTCTGTCGAAGGCGGTCCCCGGGTCGCCGGCGTACGACCTGTCCAAGATGCTCGAATCCGTGGCCGCCAACGTGTCGTTCGGCGAACTGCAAGCGATGCGCGCGGCGTCCCCGACGGGCGGCGCGCTCGGTCAGGTGTCGGACTTCGAAAACCGGCTGCTGCAAGCCGTGCAGGGCTCGCTCGACCAAGGGCAGAGCCCGGGGCAGCTGCGCGCCGCGCTTCGCGGGATCACCAACACCGCGTTCACGCTCCTGCAGAGCATCGAGACCCACGGTGGCCCCGAGGCCCCTGCGCGCCCCGCGCTGGGCTCCGCGCCCGCCGCGCCGGAGAAGGCCCCCGCCGCGAAGCCCGCGGCCGGCGGCGACAAGGTTCGCGTCATCCGCAAGTCCGACGGCAAGCCCGGGATGATCTCCCGCGGCGCGCTGGAAGCCAACCGCGACAAGTACACGGAGCAGTAACCAATGGTGCATGACGATTTCGTCCCGGACGAGGCCCCGGCGGCCCCGCGCAACCTGCGCGTGGAGCTGGCGGGCGACATCCGCACTGCGGAGGCGAAGTACGGCCTCCCGAAGGGGCTGCTGTCGCGCATGATCCAGACGGAGTCCAACTGGAACCCGGACGCCGTCAGCCCGAAGGGCGCGACGGGCATCCTGCAGTTCATGCCGGCCACCGCGCAGGGCCTGCAGATCGACCCGCGCGACCCGAAGCAGGCGATCGACGGCGCGGGGCGCATGCTCGCGCGCCTGAACCGCCAGTATGGGGGCGACTGGCCGAAGACGCTCGCCGCGTACAACTGGGGCGAGGGGAACGTCGCGACGCACGGCATGGAGAAGATGCCGCAGGAGACGCGCAACTACCTCACCAAGAACATCCCGGACATGGGGCACGGCGTGAAGATGCCGGCCGCGCCGGCCGTCGAGGATGACTTCGTCGCGGACTACTTCACCGCCGACAAGGAGCCGCCGGTCCAGACGCTGGCCGACCTGCAGGCGAAGCGCGAGGCGCTCGCCAAGCGCGTGAAGCGCGCCCGCGACCTCGTCGCCGAGGCCAAGGCCAACGGCCTGCCGGAGGAGGCCATCGCGCCCCTGCGTAAGGATCTGGCCGACCTGACGGCCGAGATGAAGCGCACCGGCGTGGGCGAAATCGGCCGCAACGTCGGCGCGTTCATTGGTAGTATTGGCGGTGGCCTTGTCGGCGTGTCCGGCGGCGTCCCCGGCGTGATCGTGGGCGGTATGCTCGGCGCCGGCGCGGGTAGCGCCATGGGCTCGGCGTACGACCTGCACCGCGCCCGGCAGAACGCGAACGTCATCAGCGAAGAGGACGCCCGGGACATGATCCTGAAGGGCGCGATCACGGACGCCGTGTTCGACGGGGCCGGCTCGCTGCTATTCCTCGGCGGAGGCCGCGTGTTCAAGATCCTGTCGAAGGATCCGAAGGTGCTCGGCGCGCTGCGCAAGCTGGTGCTGCGCGACAGCATCAACGCCGGGGCGAACACCGCCCGCGCGATGGGCGATGCGGCGGCCAAGGAGATGGCGGACCGCGCGAGCACTGTGCCGGCCACGCGCCTGTCCAAGGAAGTCATGGACGCGCAGGCGTCCGAGAAGGCCGTCCGGGAACTGACGAAGCGCACCGGCGGCGAGATCCCGACCACCGGCCAGATCACTGGCACGGCGGGCCGCATGGAGACCGTCGCGCGGGCGCTGCGCCCGGAGCAGTTCGAGGCCCAGCGGAAGGTGCTACAAAACGCCGCGAACCAGATGCACGGCGACATCGTGAACCCGAGCGTGCAGCCGAGCGCGAAGCAGTTCGGGACCAAGATCGTCGACATGCTGGAGGGCACCGAGAAGGCGGTGAAGGCCGCCAACCGGGGCGCGTTCGACGCGGCCGACAACGCCGGCTTCACCGTGAACGCGAAGCCGATGGCGGACGCCATGGAGGCGCTGCTCGCGCGCGACAAGCGCTCGGCCGGCGGCGTGCTGAGCGATGGGGAGCGCGGAGAACTGGTCGCCACCCTCAAGAGCCTGCACGAGAACCTCATGGGGGACGTGCAGCGCGGGCTCACCTCGGCCGCCGGGCCGAACGCCTCGCAGGCGTTCCGCCAGTTCGTGGAGGCCGGCCAGATCAACCCGGGCGCGATCCAGCAGGTCCTGCAGGCGAATGCGCAGCTGCACGGCCAGCTGCTGCAGCCGGGCGAGGTACGCGTGCTCGGCGACGCGCTCCGGCGCATCGCGAACCGCGAGTACACGTTCGGCGCCGAGGGCGCGCTCGACAAGAGCGGCGGCCTAAAGCAGGCGATGCGTAAACTGGAGAAGAAGGGCGAACTGGGCCCCGAGTTCAAGAAGCAGGTCGGCGACTTCGTAAACCTGCTGGAGGGCCAGTACGAGGCGGAGGCGAAGCGCACGGCGAAGGGCACGAAGGTCTACAACGACCTGATCGCCGCTCGCAAGAACTACCGCGAGATGGCCGACACCGTCTTCGACGACGAGATGAAGCGCGCGCTGCGCTCGCGCCCGGAAGAGGTAGGGCGGCTCATTTGGGCCAAGGGCCACGTGTCCGGGCCGGAGCAGCTGCAGCGCGCCATGCAACTCGCGAAGCGCAACGGGCTGATGACGGACGCCGACATCGCGAAGACCAACGCCGACGTGCTGCGCGGGTTTCTGCAGGGCGCCGTGCCTGACGCCGCCTCGGCGGCGAAGTGGACCGAGACGCTGGCCAAGGACCCGGCGAAGCGCGAGTCGTTCGAACTGCTGACCAAGCAGACCGGCACGCAGCAGCTGGCGGAAGCCATGCGCGTGATGGAGCAGGCCGCGCGGATCGCGCAGCGCGGTTCCCCGGAGCAGGTCGGCCTCGGGCAGGTCGCGGGCCTCGCCTCGCGCGCCCACGCCGGAACGCTGGGTGTCGGCCTGACGACCGGCGCGTTCAGCCTCCCGCTGCTCGGCCTCGGCATGGCTGTACACCCGCTCACCTCGGCGTACGCCACCGCGATCACGCAGGGTAACAAGGGCATCTACCGCGACCTGCTCCTGCTCAACAAGGCGGTCGGCAGCGGGCGACTCAACAAGGCCGCGCTCGGCCCGCTGCGCGCCGCGTACGGCCGCGTGTCCAAGTGGGCCGCGGACGAGGGCATCGACCTGTTCATCGACATGACCAACCCGGCAGAGGAATAGCATGGAAGACGAGAAAGAGTTCACCGCCGGCAGCCCGGACTTCGCGCCGCGCAGCCAGCTGGCCCCGTGGCATCAGGACCCGCGCGCGATGTTCCGTACGGTCGCCGGGCTCGCCAGCGCGCCGGGCATGGCGCAGGCCGGGCTGGGCATGCTGGGCGGCGCGATGCGCGCCATCGACCCGGCGGAGAAGATGTTCCGCGCGGCCGCCCCTGCGGTCGGCGGGATGCTCGGGCTCGGCGCGGCCGGCGGCGCGAGTGCCGACGGCGCGGCGGGCCGCGGCGTGGACGAAGAGCGCCGGAAGGCGATCCGGGCGCGCCTGATCGAACTGGAGGACGCGCGGGGCCAGCAGGCCGGCATGACGCCGGACCAGCTGAAGGCACTGCACGAGGAGCGCATCAACCTGATGCGCGAGATGGGCGTGCAGCCGACGTACCAGCGCAACTACAACGTGTCGCAGGGCCCGGGGATGCTGGAAATGGCCGGCGCGTCCGACTGGCTGAAGCCGAAGCCGCGCCCGAGCGGCGCCGGCGACCGGCGCGACAAGCGCCTGCGCGACGCCGAAGACGCGGACACCAAGACGAGCTAGCGCCATGGCTGCGAAGAAGCGTACGAGCGTCAGCATCAACGAGCGGGTCGCCGTGCTCGAAACGGAGGTGCTCGCCATGTCGGCGAAGCTGGAAGCGAATAGCGCCGTGCTCGCCGGGATCGACCGGAAGCTGAGCGGGCAGAAGGGATTCGTGGCGGGGATGGTGTTCGTCATCTCCGCGGCATGGGCGGCCCTGATCGCCCTCATCCAGTACTGGCCGTCGAAGTAGCCGCTATGTTCGAGCGGCTGATCGACCTCCTGCTGACGGCGGGCGAGCGGCTGCTGCCGTTCTTCGTCGTGCACGTGTACCAGCACGCGAGCGTGCTGAGGTTCGGCAAGTACCAGCGTACGTGCGGGCCGGGGCTACACTGGAAGATCCCGTTCGCCGACGAGATTTACGAGTTCGTCACCTGCATGACGACGATGCGCCTGCCGCCGCAGACGCTGACGACGGCCGACGGGAAGGCCATCGTGGTGTCCACGGTGGTGCGGTACAAGATCCGGGACGTGGAGCCGTTCCTGAGCCTCGTGAGCGATCGGCAGGACGCGCTGGCCGACATCACGATGGGCGAGGTGCGGCGCGTGGTTCGCGAGCAGACATTCGAGTCGCTGCTCTCCTCGCCGCCGGAAGACGGAATTGCAACTGCGGTGCGCCGGCGTGTGGGGCGCTACGGGTTCGACGTGGAAGCCGTCACGTTCATCGACCTAGCCGCCATCCGGTCGTTCCGGCTGGTCCAGCAGGCCCCCAAGGACTTGGACAACTAGAGGTAGCAATGCGCACTCTCGCCCTGATCGTCGCCGCCGTTCTCTCGTTCTACGCCGTCACCGCGTACGGCGCGGTGAACCCGATGAAAGACATCACGGCGGCGACGCTGCCGATCGAGGTCAACGGGACGGACATCCGCTACTGCTCGTCCGTGGTCATCGCGCCGGAGCGGATCCTGACCGCGGCGCACTGCGTCACGAACGACGTGGCGTACCCGGTCGTGCGGGTGGGCGGAAAGCAGCTGCGGATCATGGGGTGGGAAATAGACCAGTCGTCGCGCGACACCGCGGTCGGGATCGTGCCGGGGCTCGAATGCCCGTGCATCCCGTTCGCCGACGCCAGCGACATGTTCGTCGGCCAGCGTGTGCTGGTGCTGGGCTACCCGGGCGGTGGTCCGCTGGTCGTGACGGAGGGCGTGATGGTGCAGCTGTCCCGCACCGTGTGCTACGACACGCACGACTGCCGGCCGCAGGCCACGACCACGGCGCCGTCGCGCGGCGGCAACAGCGGCGGCCCGGTCGTAGTCATCCGCGACGGGCGCGCCCTGCTGGTCGGCGTTCTGGTTGGCGGCATCCGGGAGCCGGGCAAGGACCCGGTGTCGACCGTGGAGTTACTGGTGGGGCGAGTCGACCCGTTCCGGCGATGAAGCTGTCCGAACACTTCACGCTGGCGGAACTTACGGCGAGCGACTACGCGGCGCGCAATGGCCTGAGCAATGTCCCGCTCCCGGAGGTCGTGGAGAACCTGCGGTTTCTCGCGCAGAATCTGGAAGCGGTCCGCGCGCTACTGGGCGCGCCGATGCACGTCAGCAGCGGCTACCGCAGTCGTGCGGTCAATGCTGGGGTTGGCGGGGCTGCTGGTAGTCAACACGTTCTTGGCCTTGCTGCTGACTTTGTGGCTCCTCAATTCGGAGCCCCTGTCGACGTGGCGCGAGCGATTGCGGCGTCGAATATCCCGTTCGACCAACTGATCCACGAGTATGGCCAGTGGGTGCACGTTAGCTTCACGCGCACGCCGCGCCGGCAGGCGCTCTCGATCTTCAAGCGCGGCGCGTACCTGCCGGGCATCGTGGAGAAGGCATGAAGCTGACACGGGAGCAGGCGCGGGCGCAGCTGGCCTCGCGGGAGAACCGCGAGGAGACGATATGCGCCGTGCAGCGCGACCTGTGGAAGGAGTTGCAGAAGATGCCGGAGTCGCCCGAGCGGGCGGCGGCGGAGGAACTGCTCATAACGGCGTACCTGATGGGCAAGCGAATGGCGGCGAAGCTCGCGCACTACCGCGAGCCGCTGATCTTGAACAACTAGGAGACGAACATGACACCGATCATCGGAGCGGTCCTAGGGACCGTCGTGACCAGCATCGCCGACTGGTGGAAGCGGCGCGAGGAAGTGCGCGCGGAGGAGCACCGCGCGGAGATCGAGATCAAGAAGGCCGAGACGCAGAGCACCCTGCGCCGGCTGGAGACCCAGCAGCAGCTGGACGCCGAGTGGGAGATCGAGCAGATCAAGCAGTCGGGGTGGAAGGACGAGTGGGTCACGATCCTCGTGAGCGTGCCGCTCGTCATGTGCTTCATCCCGGGGCTCGTCCCGTACGTGAAGGACGGTTTCGCGGCGCTCGCCACGATGCCGGACTGGTACCAGTACAGCGTGCTCGCCGTGTTCGCGGCGGCGCTGGGCTTCCGCAAGCTGACCGACTTCGTGTCAGCCGTCAAGGGCAAGTAAGGGCGCAGCACAGCGCGCACCCGCGCGCAACGTCACGTAGTCAAAACCTAGAGCACGTAGCCCGGCGTCGTCCCCCGACGCGAACCGGGTATTGAAACACGAACACGGCGCTCAACCCCGGGTTCGGGCACGTCCGCCTGAACTTCGTCATGGGCAACGCCCTGACGGAAATCGCCATCAGCTTCGCCACGCAGGACATCTTCGTGGCGGCGCTCTGGATTCAGGCGCTACAGGCCGGCGACGTCATCATGCTCCAGCGGGAGGACGACGCGAACGCTCGGGCGTTTATCCCGGTCGCCGGCCCTGCCGTCGTGCAGCCCGGCGGTCAGTGGTATAAGATCCCGGTCACTCCCGGCACAGAGGCGAGCGGCAGCTGGACTCCAACCACGTACACCGTGCGCATGGCCGTTGTCTCCTAGCCCCTCCTCCACGCAGTACCCGTCGAGCGACGGGCGCTCCGGCAGCTCATCGTCGGCGGGATGGTACGGGCGTTGGTAGTTAGATTTTCGCATTGTGCCACCTGTAGTCGAGAGATCCGGGCGACGACGCGACGTCGGCCGATCCGGACGATGCGAACCGCGATTCGCTCCCCGGCGCCGGAACGTCCCACAGGCTCCGTAATCGGTAGGTTCCAGCAAGCATGACGATCATGGCTTACACCGTTGTGTTGGTGCTGTCGCTGTTGAGGGACGTCGCGAAGTTCAGACTGGCCAGCGAGCACCACACGTCGTAGGACCCGCGCCCGAAACGGACCGTTTCGGGCGGCCAGAATCCGTACGGCCGCATCCGGAAGTTGGTCATCATAACTGTCCGCTCCCGCACGAGTAGTCCCTGTCCGCACTGGCCCGCGACGTCGTGAAGATGCTACTGCCGGTGGAGCACCACATGCCGTCGCTGCTCCGGTAGAACTTCATGGTGTCGGAGGGCCAGAGGCTCATGTGCAACACGCGGAACGCGTACATCATGGCACCACGTCCTCCCAATCGGTAAACGACGCCTTGCTAGACCAGCAGCCGCCGCTGTTACGTGACCACCGCTCGATCAGGTGGTAGTACAGCGGCCCGCGTGTGTACCGCGCCATCCGCGCACCCATCATCGCCGGGATCATTCCAGTCTCCTTCGGATAAGTCCGTCGTCGCCAACCACGATCAGGCGCATCCGTTTCAGCTTGAACCGGATGTCGTTCCACGCGTTCTTCCGCGCCGGCAGGAACTCCTCGCACGCCTGCCTCCACTCCGCAAGCGTGATCGGGTCGTTGTTCGGCCGCAGCTCCTTGAGCATGTTGTAAACGCTGGCCGGAACACTCCCCTCCTTCAGCCCCTCCGTCGGCGGCGCGGCCGCGATCGGCTCGACGACGCACGAGTAGACGATGTCGCCGTCGTCGTCCATCCCCACCGGCACCGGCTTCAGCCGGAATCCGATCGGCGGCGTCAACTCGATGTCGCGCTGCTTCTCGGCCGTGATCCGGCCCGACTCCACCCGAATCTCCGTGTCCACCGCGCCCAGCAGGGCGGAGGACCCCCGCAGCGTCCCCGACTTGCCGGGGTGGTGCACCACCAGCACGCACGCCCCGGTGTGCGCCACGAGTCCCTGCACGCTCGTGTTGAACGCCGAAACGTCCTGCGCGCTGTTCTCGTCGCCACCGCACAGCGCGTGCGCCAGCGTGTCGATGATGATGAGCGCCGGCGGGGCGGGCATGGCTGCGATCGTCGCTCCCAGCGCTGCCCGCCCCTCCCGCTCCCGGAGGTTGTAGGCCGTGTCGTCGATGAAGAGCGGCACCTCGGCCTTGCCGTACTTCTCCCGCAGCGCCCGGGCGCGCGCCCGGAGGCCGCCGGCCCCCTCGTAGGCGAGGTAGAGCACCGGGCCGGCATGCACCTTGCGGCCGTGCCACGGGAGCCCGGCGGCCACGTTGTAGGCCCAGTCGAGCGCAACGAAGGTCTTGCCGGCCCCCGGGGGACCGTAGGCCACCGCGTAGCTCGCCTTCTGCAGCAGCCCCTTGATGATGTACCCGGCGGCCGCCGTGGTGCCCCCAGCGACGTCGTGGAGGGGCCGCAGGCCCGCCCGCTTGATCGCCGGGGCCGGCAGGTCTACCACGGCCGTGGTAGCTACCGTGGCCATGGGAGGGGCGTCGGCGGGGTCCGGCAGGTCCGCGGCGGTCGCCACGGCCGAGCCGGCCTCGTTCTGCGCGTATCGGAAGGCGCTCCGGATCGGCTTCTGCTCAAGCCAGCCCTCGCGCCAGCCGCAGCCCCAGCTCCACGCCTCCGACCGCATGGCCTCGCAGACCTGCGCGTAGGACAGCCCCTGATCGCGCAGGGCGCACGCGACCCGGAAGGCGGCCTGATCTCCGCCGGCGCCTTTCACGCTCCGCTCCGCCTGCCTCAGCCAGCGCAGGGCCCGCTCGTACTGGGTCTCGGGGGCGTCCGGAACGGCCGTGATGTCCCGCTTGGCCGCCGGCGCGCTCGGGCGCCCGAGGGCGTCCAGCATCCACTGCGGGGCCGGGGCTATCGGGGCGTCCCGGAGCCACCGGTAGTTGCCCTTCTCGGTCCGGCTGCCGGCCCCGACCACGTACCCGTGGGCGCCCCTCGTGTCTAGCCCCGGTCCTAACCGACTTACGGTGTTGGGGACCTGTACACCCGGCGGACACCGGAAGAACAGGTGCCGGCCGCCGGAGGGCGTCTGCGCCGACAGGGTGGCCGGGACGTCCCGCAGGTCCTCCAGCATCTGGAACGAGGCGTCCCCGCCGGACTTCGGGTCGATGTCCACGACCAGCAGGTCCTCGCAGTGCACGCCGACGTTCGCGCCGGGCGCGAGCACGTCGAACAGGGCCTTCGCGGCCGCCGTGTCGGCGGTGGCCTTCGCCGGCCAGTCGGACACCAGCGGCGGGGCCTTCGCGCCGCGCGCAAGCGGGAAGACCTTGAAGCCGCGCCGGGTCAGGTCCTCGATTGCGTCCAGCGTGAAGGCCGACTCGCGCTCGCGCTGCGCCTTGATGGCGGCGGCGCGCTCCTCGGCGTGAAAGTCGATCGGCTGGCTGTTCATCGTCGCGACGCCAGCCATCAGGCGCTCGCGCATCGCGGCTTGCTCGGGGGTCAGGTTCATTGGTGCTTCTCCAAGTAATCGGCAGCGGCGCGCAGCCTCGCCGCGCTTTCCTTAAACAAACCGAGAACCCGATTGCAACTGGAGCACAGCAGCGCCCGTACGGCGCCAGTAGTGTGGTTGTGGTCAATGCAGAACCGGCCCCATCGTTTATCGCCGGTATCGGTTGTGCCGCACACCGCGCACCGCCCCCCTTGCAGGGCCTTCTGCTTGTCGTACCACTCGGGCGTGACGCCGTACCTATGCCGAAGATCGTACCGCCGAAAGCGGTCTCGGTTGCGAGCGCGGTAGTCCCGCCCGTACGTATTGTAGCGTTCGCGGTTGTCGGCGCGCCATTGTTGCTTGTGCTCTCGTTCCTGCTCTCGATTACGTGCCATACCGCGTCGCCACCTCCACGTCGGCCCGCAGCGGGAAGTCCTTCGCCCACGCTGGCGGGGTGTTCATGCGCTCCTGCATGGCGGCCCGCACCTCCTCGGCGCGCTCCACCGGAACCTCCACGTAGCAGTCGTCGTGCGTGTGGATCACGACCGGGTAGCCCCGGGCCTCGCACCACACCAGCAGCGCGCGGAGGAAGTCCGCGCAGAACGCCTGCACCACGTTCTCCAGCAGCGATCCGCCGTACGTCCCGACGCGCGCCCACTTGCCGCTGTTGTTCGGGTCGTCGATGACGCGCCCTTTCTTGCGGTCGTCGGGCGACGGCACCGTCATGTACGTCAGCTGCGGGCCGTATACGCCGTCGAGCAGCTTCGGGTATGGAAAGCAGAGCACGCGTCCGCCCGGCAGCCGGCACCACAGGAACGAGCCGGCCACGCGGAAGCGCACCTGCCGCCCCGGCGCGCCGGCCGAGAACACCTCGCCCGGGTTCTTGACCGCGTCGATCGCCGCGCGCTGCAGAGCGTACCACGACCGCACGGTCATCGGGTGCTCCTGCCGCCACGCGTTCTTCCACCCTTCGATGACCGCCTCGGGTTCCTTCGACCCGAACGCCCGCGCCGCGCCGACGCCGCCTTGGTAGCCGAAAGCCAGCTCCGGCACCTTCCCGGCCTTCTGGCGCTCCTGCTTCGTGATCTCCTCGACCGGCTTGCGCAGGATCTTGCTCGCCGTGGTCTCGTACGCCCCCGGGCCCTCGCCCCGGTCCGCCTTGCGGAACATCTCCAGCTTCCACTCCTCGCCGGCGAACCACGCCACGCCGCGTCCTTCGATCGCGCTCCAGTCGCCGCCGACGAGCACGCGGCCGGGGGCCGGCACGAGGAGCGGCCGCAGGCACTGCGACAGCACCGTCAGGGGCGGACCGTGGATCAGGTCGATACCCTGCGCGTCCCCGTCCCGGAACCGGCGCAGTGCATCCTCCACGACCTCGGCGCTCGGGACGTCCCGGACGAGGTTGTGCAGCTGCACCTTGCGGCCCGCCCAGCGCCCGGTGCCGGCCCCGTTCATCTGGTAGGCGCCGGTAATGCGGTCATCGGCGGTCGCCACCTCCAGCATCACGTCCAGCTTCGCGAGCGACGCCTTGCCAGCCTCGGCGCGGATCGACAGGGCTTCCTTCACCGGGCCGTCGTCGAGGGTCTTGAGCAGCGCCGCTAGCTCGTCCTTGGCCACGGACTCGACGGGGACGCCGTGCGCCCCGCACCACTCTTTCAGCGCCGCCAGTGCGCTCACGCTCTGGACCTTGCCGCCGGTGATCTCGCCCAGCCGGCGGTCGTACTCGACCTTCAGCTGCTCGATCAGCCGCATCGCGCCCTCGATGGTGGGGCGGTCGAAGCGCACGCCGCGCCGGTTGATCGCGTAGTCGGCGAGCCACACGCGCTGCTCCGCGTCGCCGATCGGCATGAGGCGGCGGTGCAACTCGCGCTCCACCACCACGTCCTGCACGCAGTACGCGGCGAGGCGGATGATCTTCTCGGGCTCGTCCCACCACGTGAACGTCCCGTCGTCGTGCCGCTTGCGGGGGCGGGCCATGCGCATCATCAGCGCGTGCCCCTCTTTGTCCTTGCCGACCGGCAGCGCCATCGCGCCGGCCGCGTCGTCGAGGCTCGCGGGGAGCCCCATCGCGAGCGCCGCCACCATCGTGCAGCTGACCTGCTCCGGCGCGAGCGGCGGGAAGCCGAACTGCGGCACGCAGATGCAGTTCCAAATCTCCAGTTCGAAGGGCGCGTTGTGCGCCACCACGTGGCCGCCGGCCTCGACGTGGGCGCGCAGGCGCGGCGGGCAGGGCTCCGGCGGGAACCACGTCACCACGTCGTCCTCCCCGATCGCCCACGACATCATCCACGGACGCGTGGTGTCGTGGCGCGCGTAGCGGTGCAGGCCGACCTCGCGCAGGTCGAGGGCGCTGCGCGTTTCGAAATCGACGTGCGCGCTCAGTAGCACAGGCTGTCCACGTCGGCCAGAAGGTTATCGAACATGCGGTCCTCGACGAACACCCCTGCGCTGGCGCATGAGGCGGACATGGAGTTGCTGCCGGTGACCACGCCATGCCACGAAGTTAGGATGCTGTGCCGGAGCATCATCGCAGGGAGTCCAGTTTCATGGTAGTCCTAGGGGTAGTATCGTACAACCCCCGCGAGAGCGGGGGCTGTGGGCTAGTACCCGATGTACGGCTTGATGCTTACGGGTTCATCCCGGCGTCGATCGACGTCGGGGCCGCGGTAGGGCGGACCGCCGACTTCTCCGCCGCGTCCGACTCACGGATGAGCGCAAGCCCTTCCATGAACAGGTCGCCGTAGAACTCGGCCGTGGCGCCCATCTGCTGCGCGAGGCGCGCCGACTCGATCAACAGCCGACCCTTCTCCCGCTTGTCGCACGACTCGTCTTTGTAAGCCGAGCCGAGCGCCACCGCGCCACCCGGGAACGACACGCCACCGGAGACGCCGACACGGCAGGACGCCGTGCTGTTCATCGCGGGGGCGGCCACGCCGGGGGCCTGCCGCTTCTCGTCGAAGTTGATGGTCTGGCTGTTGCCCTTGTTGTCCGCCGACTGGCTCTGTTTCGAGACTGCCGACTGCGACTGACCCTGCACCTGACCCTGCTTCTGGCCCTGCACCTGCCCCTGCTTGTTGCTGTTCGTGTTGACGTTGGTGTTGACGTTCGTGTTGCGGTTGTCGATCTCGTTCCGGACCGCTCCCGACTGGATCGTCGCGCTGCCGCCCGCGCCGCCGGTCGCCGTGGCGCTGCCGCCCGCACCGCCGGTGGCGCTGACGTTGCCGACCGTCGCCTTGACGTCGCCGATGTTCACGTCCACGTTGCCGCTGTTGTTGCTGTTGCCCGACGCGTACGCCCCGAGGGACGCCAGCGCGAGGGTGATGCCGAGGATGATGCTCTTCACGATTCGCTCCTGAAAGGTTGCCCCGGGGCAGGGAGCCCCGGGGGTGTTGCTAGATGCTGGTGCCCGGCGTCGCGCCCTCCAGCGCGCTCCGGATCTCCTCCAGCACGAACGTCGCGCCGTCGTTGAACCCGAGGCCGTAGCCGAAGTAGAACCCGGCGTACGCGCTCAGGACCATCAGGACGGCGGTAGCCAGTACCGCTACGACGCGCACGGCTAGAACAGCGCCGCGGCGCCGGTCTTGGCGGCTTCCGCCTGCGCCTGCTCCGGGATGGCCGCGTAGTCGTCGGCCGACGCCCGCGCCCCGCCGCTGCCAAGGGGCTCGCCCTTGTCGCGGTAGACCACGGCCATCAGGCCGGCGTTCACGCGCTTGCCGTGCTCGTTGTCCTGCGTCCAGATGTCCATCACCACGTCGCCGTAGCAGCCGGAGAAGATGACTCCGCTGTTCTCCTTGACGGGCTGGCCGTTCGGCGTCACGACATCGGGCTGCCGATCGCTCGACGCGTTGACGTACTTGTTGCCGGCGTAGCCGGGCTGGTTGCCCTTCTCCGCGCCGTCGTGCAGCGGCAGCCGGTTGGTGGCCTTCAGCTGCTCCAGCACCTCGCCGGCGCGCGCCGCCCACTTCTCGTTCGCGGCAGCGATGACCGCCTTCGCCAACTCCACCTTCGGGTCGCCCCACTGGTAGCCCTTCGCCTTGCCGGTGGGCGAGTCCGGGTTCGCGTCGCCGTAGAAGCCGACGGTGCCTGCCTCGATGATGCTGCTCACCGAGTACTTCTCTTTCTTGCCGCCCTTCGGGATCTGCGGCGTCCACAGGGTGGACACGTACGAGAGCCGGGCGTTCTTGAGGTAGAACTTGTGCGCCATGTGCGCTTGCCTTTCGCGGTTGAGAGGTTAGTCGAACAGGCTCGATGCTTCGACCGGCGGCGGGAGCGCCGCGTAGTCGTCGGCCGACAGGAGCCTCGCATTCGGCCTAGCGTCGTCGGTGCGGACCAGCGTCAGCCCGCTCGACTTCGATTCTGTGAACTGCGCAAGCGCGGCCTTCGCCTCGGCCTTCGCCTGTTTCTTCTGCCCGCGGCGCGTGTCGACCGCCGCGAGTGCCTCCAGCTGGGCCGGGGAGCGCAGCGTCGGCTCCTCGTACGGGTCGATGCCCTGCTTGATCGCCCACTCGGCCACCGCCGCCTTGTCGTCCTCGCGCCAGCGCCGTACCGGTTTCTTCTCGACCAGCTTCCAGCCGTCGTCCTCGGTGAGCCGGCCGGCGTTCGCCTCGACGTACGCGAACTCCTGCAGCGCCCGGATCTTGGCCTTCAGCGGCTCGATCATGTCGAGCGCCTGCAGTAGCTTCGGCTTGTCGTACACCGTCACCGCCGCAGTGTCGACCTGCATCAGCGCCGTCTGCATCCCGGTGAGCGCCGGGCAGAGCGCCGCCGCCGGGCAGAAGGTCTTTTTGCACCACGCGCCGGGCACGAGCGGCGCGTCGGGCGCCTCCGCCGCGCGGATCGCGTCGAGGATGTCGGCCGCGAAGTCGAGCAGGTCCACGGCGTCGAACTCGAACGAGCGAGCCAGCGCGTCGGCCTGCTCGTAGCGCGGCTGGACGACCCGCACCTCGACCGTCTTGGCCTTCACGCCGGCCTCCAGCAGCGCGCCGAGCGCGTATAGCTTCATCTGCTTGTTGCCGGTGGCGTCGACGAACACGCCCGCGCCGAACTTGAAGTCAGTCACGCGCAGGTGCCGCGCCGACGGCCGCCATCGCACGCGGTCCGCGGTGCCGCCAAGTTCCGGGTGGATCTTCTGGAGCGCCGAGAGGAGCGGCATCTCGGTCCACGTCAGGTCGCCCGGCTGCTCGTCGGCCGCGCAGTCGTCGAGGTAGAACTGCACCCCCTCGACCATCTCCGGGTCGCACGTGATGCGGAACCCGTCGATGATCGTGCTGTTGCCCAGCCAGTCGATCGGGCGCGTCTTGCCGTCCCGGTCGAGCAGGCAGGTCGCCGCAATGTGGTGCGCGAACGTGCCCTGCGCGGCGGGCGCAGTGCCGGTGCGTCCGTACGGCGCGCACTCGCGCACGCTGCCCGGGCAGTTGGTCCAGCGCTCCGCCGCGCTGGCGCTGTACTTCGCGTGTGCCGTCATAGGATTGGTCTCCGTGCTGCTTCCGCAAACTTACACTTGGCGATTGCCAGAGCGTGATCCGCTACCCGCTGGAGGACGGCGCTCCTCATTACCTCTTGGTCCACCAGCATGGCGTAGGACATCTGGCCGCCGCTATGCCCGACCCAGCCCTCGTACACTAAGCGCGTAGCGAGATACTCCATATGGTATTGCTCGCGGACGCCCGTGATCTTCCACGGGCGGTTCGGCGGGATCATCGCGGCGTTCACAGCACCTCTTCCGAGCTACCTTCCGGGTCGTACGTGCCGGCGACCACGCGCTCCGCGGTCTCGACGAACTTCGCCAGCCGCTCCTCCGGCACCGCGCCGAGGCGGTCGACGCCGAAGCGCTTCAGGATCGCGATGGCCTTCTGCGGACCCTTGGAGTCGAACACCTTCGACAGAGCGACCTTCGCCATGTCGACGGTGACCTTGGGCGCGGCGGGGGCCGGCGCGGGCGCGGGGGCCGGCGCGGGCGCGGGGGCCGGCGCGGGCGCGGGGGCCGGC